GGAAACAGTTAGAAAAGTCTTTAGTTGACTTTAAATCTGTAAAAGATGGAGAAAAGCCGTCAATATACAACTCTCCTAATATAGTTGAGGTTATGTTGGGGTATGAATTTGAGTAAGAAGAAACAAAGTGATGAATAATAAAAAAGTTTATGAAGTTTTTATAGAAAAAAATGTTCCAGTGCCATCTAAATATTGGAGTAAATGGGCAAAAATTGTTGATGAGATGGAAATAAATGACTCTATAGTTTTACCTGATAGAAAAACAGCAGACAAATTTTGTCTGCATGGCACCAGAAGAGGTATGAAATTTACAGTAAGAAAACAAGATAAAGGTTTAAGAATTTGGAGAATACAATGACTAGATCCAAATACCGAAAAGAAACCAGAAAAAATATTTGCGTTGATAACGAAACCTATGAACAACTTATTTTGTTAAAAAAAGCATTGATTGTAAAAAACAAAACTAAGCCGTTTACAGATAAAGCTATTAGCCAGCACGATACAATAAAGTGGCTTTTAAAAAATTGCCCTCTTTCAGTTGATATTGATTGGTTAAAAATGCAAGAAAATATAATGGAAAAACAGAATAAACAAAGTAAAAGCATAAGCAAACTTAAGAATGTTTGGGAAGAAAAGTCTACAAAGAAGGAGAAAAAAAATGACAGATAACGTAAACCAACCACCACACTACAAGAAAGGATCTATTGAGTGTATTGATGCAATAGAATCAGCTTTAACTTTTGAACAGTTTATTGGCTACTGCAAAGCGGCAGCTATTAAGTATATTTGGAGAGCGGATCATAAAGATGCAAATATCCAAGATTTAGATAAGGCCATTTGGTACCTTACCAGGGCAAGAAACAAGCTGGAGGACAGATAGAAAATGGATACAGTTTTTTTTACAGTAGTAGCTTTATGTTTAGTACTAGTATTTATATTATTACAGGAACGAAAATGAATATAGATAAAAAAATACAAGAGTTAGAAAAACAAATTAAATATATAGAATCTGTTTTGAAAGAAAAACAAGACGAACTGTTCTGTTTAAAAGCAGAAAAAAAGGGGCATAAAGCCCCTTAGTTTTATCCCAGATTAGGTGGTACTACCTCGGGGGGTGGTGACATACCGCCATCATCAGCAGGTAAATATTTTAACACTTTATTCTTACTGCCTGTTCTTTGAGTACCCTCGCTATCAGTCCAGTTATTTTCAACTTCTTTTAAAGTAAGTGTTAAACTTTTTCCTACATAATCTTGAGCAGAGCTTGGTGGTTCTTTCATAAAACCAACTGCTTTACTAAGTCTAGTAAATATATCAGTTGATATTTGTTTAATATCCTCTCTAGGATCCCACAAGTTATACCACTCGTTATGATCTCTATAATTACCACCAGCTATCTGAAAAGTCATCTTCAAAGTCCAATTACCTTGTTGAGATTTATACTTTTCAGCGGCAATAACTTTAGCTGGATAATCACCTGAAGGAGCCACTCCAGGCCCCACAGGTTTATCATCTGTTTCTACGTAAACTACGTCATCAAAATCAGACATTTGCAATCTCCTTAACATTATCTGTATTTTTAGCTACGGCACTAAAGCCTAGCTTTTCTATTAATTTAGTAAGATCAGGAACTTCAAAAGCTTCTAATTTACCACTCCTATCCTTAGCAACGTAGCCTTGACCAACTCTGGTTTGTAACCATCTGGCTTGAACTGCGTTACCCTCTGCGTCTGTATCATCAATAACTCTAAGAGCTAAGACTTCATCAAAGAAATAAGTAATAGACTGACCTAACTTTGTGCCAACCATTTTAGGTTCGTGCATAAAGATACCGTCACTATTTACTTTTTCTTCTTTACAAATAAACATGACATGCATTTGTAAATCACGAAATGCTCGCATGACATTTGTTACAGACTCTTGAACTTCCCCGTAAGCTTTACGTGGATCTTTGTGTCGTGCTTTTTCTTGTTGCAATAACAGTTCGCTGATTTCTGAAATAGAATCAAGGCAAACCGTATCGTAAGTCAACTGTCCAGAATTAAGCATTTCATAAAGTTGCATTAACTCTGATGCTTCTTTTACTTCTATTGCGTCTACATTAGTTGCATCTTTAATAGATAATAATCCAGCCTCAGCACTTATTACTAACACCTTTCCAGGTGCGGTTTTAGCTAAGCTTGTTTTACCTGCACCAGCCATACCATAAACCAAAACTTTTGCACCTTGGTTTTGTACTAGCTTTTCAGGCGTTACAATCCTACTAGTTAAATCGTTATTCATATATACCTCCTTTGATAAAAATATGTAACTTGCATATTATATACTATAATACTACAATATGTAAAACAATTTATTTTCAAACTGTAAGGAGGTTTAATGGAAAGTGTAATAGAGGACTTTGTTTGGATTGCTAATTACTATCATAGAGTAAATTCAATATCTAGACAAGAGTTAAGGAGATTAGAAGATATGGGTATAGAACCAAAATATAAAGATAGGAAGGTTGAAAAGATTACCTTATCTTCTTATATACAGTTTTTAGGCAAACAAAAAGCCGCTAAAGAATGGAATGTTTCTGAACATACTGTTGAGGCCTGGAGATACGGCCACAGACAACCATCAATCAAACAAGCTAAAAGAATCATAAAACTAACCGAAGGAAGATTAAACTTTGAAGGTATATATGGCGATATAGCAGAGTTACTGACAGAAGATTAAGTCAACATGTTTGATTTTAATCTGTCTGATGATGAGGCAGCGATAGATATTGCTCTAGCGTTTTATGATGAAGGTTATAACGTAGTACCGCTTCAAAGATCAAATAAAAAACCACCATCCTTTTTAAAAGGTTGGGAACAATATAAAAATGAAAGGCCTTGCCGTACAACTGTACAAAACTGGTTTGCAGGGCAAGATAATTTAGTTGTTGCGTTAGTGTGCGGTAAGTTTATGGTAGTAGATGCTGACTCGCCAGAGGCTATGACTTGGGTTGAAGAAAACTTACCTACTTGCCCATATAAAGTAAGAACAGGTAAAGGTATGCACTACTATTACAACAACCCAGAAAACTATACTACTTTTGCTACAAGAAGAACAAATGATACTCCAGTAGAAAGATTAATTGATTTAAGGGGTGTAGGTGGATTAATAATTGCTCCTTACAACCGTCATGCGAACGGTCAAATGTATAAGCCTATACCCCTGCCTGGATGGGATATTTATGATCATAAAGACTTACCTGACTTTACCGAGAAAGAGTTTGAAAAGATTACTGGTGTTCCTAAGCAAGATAGTGTAGTAAAGACAGCACCTTTTTCACTTACAGGTGTAAATGAAGGATCACGTAACGATAATGCCGCACGTATTGCAGGGTATTTAATATCCAAAAATGTAAACCTAGACTTTGTAAAGATATTCTTACATAACTGGAACAAAGAAAACTCACCACCCTTACCACAACAAGAAGTTGCTTCTGTTGTAGATAATGTTAAAAAGACACACGACAGAAAGAATCAACTTGCACCTTTGTTTGTGCAAACTAAAGAAGACATAAGACCGCCAGAAGATTTATTTAATCCACCAGGATTACTAAAAGACATGTTTAATTATTGTGAAGAGATAGCACAAGTATCACAACCAGAGTTGTCTCTTGTAGCCGCACTCTCATTAGCTAGTGTGACTTGCGGTAGGATATTTAAAACAAACATGAATAACTTTTCTAGTATGTATTTTATGTGTATCGCTAAGTCAGGACAGGGCAAGGAGAACATAAAAACCTTTGTTGAAGCAGTTTTAAACGCCTCTGAACACGATAAATTAGTAGTAGGGGACGGATATACCTCTAGTGGTGCTGTTCACTCTGTATTAAAGATGAGGCCTACACACGTAACTATTATGGATGAGTTCGGTAAAAGATTAGAGAGCATATCTCAAGCTGGTAATACTAATAAAGAGGACGGCATACAAACACTTATGGAAGCCTGGGGTAGATGCCACGGTATATTAAGGCCAGATAATTATTCTTTAATGGGTATACAAGTAGAAGACTTAAAAGAAAAGATAATGAATCGTGTAACACATAAGCCTGCCATAACTATGGTTGGATTGTCTGTTCCAAAAAACTTTTACAAAGCTCTTAACTCTGGCCGTATAGCAGACGGTTTTTTAAATAGATTTATGGTTATTGAATCCAAAGAACCTAGACGTGTATCAAATCTTAAAAAAATAAAGAAACCGCCTCTTACTTTAGTTAACTGGGTAAATTATATCAGAAGAGATAGAGGTGGTTTATCACAACCTATGGTCAACAACTCTGAATGTAATCTTGAACAAGAGGTCTTAACCTTTGATAGCTACTCTGAGCAGTTACTACAAGAGTTTGCAAGCGAGATAGTAAAAAGACAAGATATATTAGAAAAGGATGGCCTAGAGCCTCTTCTAAGCCGTTCTAAGGAAAAAGCTATGCGATTAGCCTTGATATGTGCTTTGGCATCAAATGCACAAACTGCAACGATTACAGCAGATGTTACCAAGTGGGCAATAGATTACGT